TTCAACGGTACAGGTTACGAGCAGATTCTCGCTCGTCAAATCCGCGAAGTGCTCAAAGCGTCCGGCGATCTGCCCAAGGTAGTGTTTATCACGTCTGGCACGCCACGCTTTGACCCCCGCTCCAACACAATCTATATCAAGGCCAACCAGTCGAACTCGGTGGTTCTGCACGAGGCGCTTCATGCTGCCCTGCAATGGTTTGTGTACAACAACCCGAATGATCCTATTGTTGCTGACCTGAAGAAGTCAGTGAAGGCCGTCATTGGGTACACGGGCGATTTGGGTGCCAAGGCCAAGCAAGTGCAAAAGCTGCTGGCTGATCTGGCCAAGGGTGGCAACGAGCTGGACGCTGTGCTGGAGCTGGTGTCCTACGGCAACACGATGAACGAGTTCCGCACCGCCATGGATGCCATGCCCAAGAAGGGTACGCCCAAGTCGTTCTACGATGCTGTGCAGGATGTGTGGCAGTTCACGTTGGCGCTCATTCGCCGCCTGACTGGTGTGAAGGACAACACCGAAGCCACAAACGTGCTCAACCGCACGTGGGAGTTGTTGGCCAAGGCCGCAGAGACTGAAACCCCCGCAGAGCGTGCACGGCAGGGTAACGTGTTGGAAGCTGCCATCATGGAGGACACTTCTCCTCTGCCGGACCAAGCACACAGCATGCAGCGACCCGGTGGTTCTTTGCCCAGCAAGCAAGACCTGAGCGTCTACAACCAGCGGGCCATGCCTCAGTTCTTATCCACCAAGTGGATTTTTGACGCCATCGGCTGGGACAAGGTTTCTTCGTTTACCACCAAGACCGCAGACACTGTAGCGAACGCCATCCGCAAAGACTTTCCGAGTCTGGAGCGCTGGATCAGCTATGTGAATTCTCGCTTCGGTGTGCCACAGGACTTGCGCGGTGTGTACACACAGTACAAAGATAACCGCCAAGCCGGGTATAAGCTGTCTGAGCGACTGGCCAACTTTATCCAATTTCGCCCCAAGGAAGATGTCACGGCAATCTTTGCCTACCTTGACGGGGACACTCGCGCACTGGCAAATGACCCAGCAACGCGTGAGCTGGCCGATGAGGTGAAGAAGTGGCGTGACTTCTACGTGCAGGAGTTGAGCAAGGATAAGAAAAACGCCAAGATCGCTGAGTTCTTCGCTCGTGGCAAGTTCTCTGAGACCATGCTGATCGCCTCACGCCCTGAGCAGGTTGCCAGTTCTACGTTCGGTGCTCGCAAGCTCAACAACTTGCTTGGCCAAAAGACGAAGTTTGAGCCCGACCTGTACACAGGCTGGATGAACCTGAGTGCTGAAGGTGACGTCATCTTGGACGGACAGCGCTTCTTCTCTGTGTACACCCGCGATGGCAACAAGGATTTGCACCAAGGCTTCATTGCCGAGTCCAAGTTCAAAGCCGAGGGGGCACCTGCAGGGTTCTACGTTGACCCCACTTACATCTGGTACCACCAGAGCAAGAATAAGAAGGGGCACAAGTTTGTTGCACAGATGACCACTGCACAGGCCATCCAAGAGAACCGTGCTGACGATCTTGCCAACGCGCTGCGCAACACCATGGCTACGCTGGCTGGCAACTACGCCTCGGTGGAGTTCTCCAAGGGCTTGACCGCTTACGGCCTGAACGATGACGGCACCCGGACAGCAGAGTCCGCAGTGTTTGACAACATCGAGCAGATCGAAAAGCTGTACGACATCAAGATCAACCCGGACTCTGTGTTGAAGGCCAGCGATGACATTGCTGAATCTGGTCGTGCCAAGAACCTGTACCGCACGTCGCACCTGTGGGTGCAAGTTCCAAAGACAGACACCTATGGTGCATTGGCTGGCAAGATTGTGCGTGCTTCTGCATGGAGCGCCATGAACGACATGAGCGATCGTCGCCCGGTTGTGAACATCCAAGCAATCAACGGCATGATGCGCTGGTTCAAGAAGTCGAAGACGGTATACAACTTCAGCACGCACGTCACCAACGTGGCGACCAACTTCTCGCTGGCCATGCTGCACGACATCCCGTTCCGCACAGTTGCACATGCAGCCAAGTTGTACGCGATGTATGAGGTAAACCCCAACGCCATGACTGAGCAGGACCGCCAGCTGATGCTTGCGTTCATGAACTCCAACGCCTCGCAGGGTGACTTCTCCAGCACAGAGGTGAAGAAGGCTCTGTATGACGCCATGGAGAAGACTGTGTCTGGCAACACAACGTCGCTCACTGCACGCCTTGCCGCATTCGCTAAGCTGGAGAAGTCCAAGGCGGAAGCCGTAGAAAAACTTGTCGGCAAGGCTGGCAACGTCGCCGAGCACATCGACCGTGTGGCCACAGAGCTGTACTCCGCAGAAGATAACGTGTTCCGCTTGGCTGCGTTCTTGAAGTTCGCGGCTGATCGCGCAGCCCAGAACAGCACAGGTGTTGCGTCTAATGCTGACTTGCAGGCTGCTGGCGACCACGCTCGTGAGGCATTCCTCGATTACGACATCGACTCCAAGGCTGTACGGATTGGTCGCCAGACTGTGCTGCCATTTATTTCGTGGACCTACGCCATCATTCCTGTTCTCGGTCGCATTGCTGTGCACCAGCCTTGGAAGATTGCCAACTTGATGTTGGCCTACGCCATCCTTGAGCACGTCATGCAGGAAGTTGCTGGCGGCGATGAAGAAGACGAGAAGCTGCGCAAGGCAGCACCTGAGCAGTTCCGTGAGCGCATGTTTGGCTTTGGCCCCTACATGCACATCCGCATACCGTTCTTGGGCTCTGACAAGCAGCCGGTCTACTACAAGCTGGGCGACTACATCCCGATGTCTGGCCTCACACGCACACAGCCTAACGGCTTGCTTGGGCAGGACTGGTACCCTTCGTCGATCACACCGACAGGTCCGTTCGTGTCTACGGTCGCTGCAGCTGTGCTAGGTGTTGATCCGTACACTGGCAGAGAACTCAGCACTCCAACAGACTCGAACTGGGAGAAGTTTGCAGACCGTGCCAAGGCTGTTGGCGGCCAGTTCGTGCCACAGGTGGGTGTTGACCTATTGCGTTGGGATCGTGTAAATGACATCGTCAAGGGTCGAGCAGACAAAGCTGCCAACTTTGAAGCCATGCAGATGGCACGCTGGGCAGGTCTGAAGCTGTACGAGTTTGATGTGGCAGAATCTGGTGCACAACAAGCCCGCGCTGCCAAAGCGATCATGACTGAGTACCAGACAGAGATTCGCAAGATTGCCCGCGCCGAGGCACGCTACGAGCGTCCAGATTGGGATTCTTTTAACCAGCGTCAGGCCGAACTGATCAAGCGCATGACGGAAAAAATGGCGAAAGCCAAAGGAGAAGAGTGATGGCTAAGACAGCAGCATGGCAACGCAAAGAAGGAAAAGACCCGCAGGGCGGGCTCAATGCCAAGGGACGTGCCTCTTACAACAAGGCCAACCCCGGCAAGCCGGGGCTCAAGCCTCCAGCACCCAACCCTAAGAACGCCAAAGACGCTGCACGCCGTGACAGCTTCTGCGCACGCATGTCTGGGATGCCGGGTCCAATGAAAGACGAGAAGGGCCAGCCCACACGCAAGGCGCTCTCCCTCAAGGCTTGGAACTGCTGACATGGCTACCAAGCCCAAATCCACCGTCAACGCTGCTGGCAACTACACCAAGCCCACGCTTCGCAAGAAGATCGTGGCGCAGGTCAAAGCCGCAGCTACACAAGGCACCGGTGCAGGCCAATGGTCGGCCCGCAAAGCGCAGCTCGTGGCCAAGAAATATAAGGCCGCTGGCGGGGGGTACAGAGATTGAAAGCCCCTCAGAAATCCCTGAAGGATTGGACGGATGCCAAGTGGCGCACAAAGTCTGGCAAGCCATCGTCAAAGACTGGCGAGCGCTACCTGCCTGAAGCCGCCATAAAATCACTGAGTCCTGCTGAGTATGCAGCAACGACCAAGGCCAAGCGCGAAGGCAAAGCGCAAGGCAAACAGTTTGTAGCGCAACCCAAAAAGATCGCTGCAAAAACCGCGAAGTACCGCTAACCTCAACCGGAGAACCCCATGAAAGCAATGCCAATGCGCGGTCAACGCACCGCAACAAACAAAGCCAAGGCCAACCCCTTCGGCAAAGGCGAATCCAAGATGATGGAAGCCAAAGAGAAGAAGATGGCTGGTGGTGCCAAAGCCTACGCCGCCATGGAGAAGAAGATGGAGCCCGGCATGCACAAGGGCAAGAAGAAGTAATGCCAAGCACCAGTGAAAAACAAGCCCGCACGATGCGGGCTGCTGCTCACGACCCAGCATTCGCCAAGAAGCTGGGTATCCCCAAGAAGGTTGCCAAGGAGTTCGTGGCAGCCGACAAAGCCAAGGGCGTGAAGCCCAAGGCCAAGAAGTAATTACTTCATCCGGGCCGTCTTGGTCCGGGCAAAGGAGCGGTTTTCGGACTTGGGCACTGCACGCAGGTTGCCTGATCCGTTGCCGCCGCCTTTGGCAATAGGCGTCTTGTGGTCGACATCAAGATTATCTCCTTTGCGAACCACGCCCTTCTTCTCCATCTCAGCACGGGCAGCGTTGCGCTTCGCACGGTTGGCGATTTGCTCTGGCTTGCCTTGGTAATTGGCATACTCTTGCTTGTAGTTACGTGGCATGGTTGTTCCTCAGTAAAGGTTGTTCAGCACAGGGGGCTTGTAGTTAGCACCCTTCATAATCTTGCCGTGTTCATTGAACACAGGCTCGCCGTTTTCGTTGTACTTTGACCAATTTGACTTGCTGACTGCGTCGACGCCATCGGCCATCTTCATACCTGCACAGTGGCCAACACCGACAGACGTGACGACCTGATCGGCCAACGAGTCCAGCATCTCTTTGCGGTCATGGATGACAACGCTCTCCTGCCCGCTCTTGAGGCGATCAGCCAGCAGCTTGAGCTCGTAGCGCAGGTTGTTCCATGTGTCGTTGAACTGCACGCAGTCCAGCATCTCCACGAACTCTTCTACGTGACATCCCATCTGAATGTCCAGTTCCCGGGTGGTGGGGTCAGGACGACCCCTACGGTGCCACAACTCGATCGAATCAATACTCATGCAACTGCTCCTAATACTGCGAGGGTGATCTTACTCTGTGCGCGGGCTGTGGTGCCCGTCAGGCTGTCTACGAAGCGCGGGTGGTTCAGGTTCACGATCATGCACTGCATCTGGCCCGGAGCATGCTTAGGGCAGCCCTTGAACATCGTGACGCGGTCACGGCGGCGCAGCAATGCGTTCTCGGTCTCCAGCTCCCGCTCGATGCGGTCCAAGCCATCACGCTTGATCTTAAGCCAGCTGCGGAACTTCTCGGCGTTGATCGCCACTTGGCTGCCCGGCATGATGGGGTTCTTGTCGTCGTAGACGATCTTGACCCGCGCCACAGCGCGTTCTGGTGCTGGCAGTGTGACCTGCTCGACGCCTGAGCCGTACTTCTCTTTGCACTCGACCAGCTGGTCGTTGTGCTCTGCAAGGAACTGGCCCACGATGTCAAACACATCCACCTTGTGGTCAATGGTGAACTGGCGTGTCTTCTTGATGTGCGCGATCAGATGGTCAATGGTGCCCTTCACGTCGAACGGAAACAGGCCAATGGTCTGGCCAATACGTCCCATACCCCATGCGGCAATGATGGCCGTACGGTAGAAGCGCTCCTGCGGCTCGAACACAAAGTTAAACGTCTTCATGAACGATGCCTCAGCCCACGTCCATACAGCCTCTGGGCCACCCTTGTCAATCACCACCTGCACCAGCTCTGGGAAAGCCCAGCCGTTGTTCTTGGCCATGATGTCGAAGAACTCGTAGCCATCGCTCTTGCCGTCTTCACGGGTCTCGATGAACGTGCGGTCATGTTGTGGCAACTCCAAGCAGCGGGCTTTGAGCGGCTCGTTGCCAGCCTGTGCACCCTCGAACTTCTGCCACAGCGAGATGTTGGTTGTCATCAGTGTGGGGCCATCCCACGACGCAGGGTCTCGCAAATCGCGATCTTTGGTCATGGACACCTTCTCGCGGCCCATGCTCAGCTGATACGTCATGTCAGCAATGTCTTTGTCGTCAGCTGCAGTCATCTCGTCGATGCAACATGGCAAGCTGTTGAGCACACCGCGCTGCTTGTACAGGGCGTTGGCCGTGTCCTTTTGGCTCAGGAACAGTTGCTTGGGTGTGCCGATGAGGCTGTTGGCGGCAATCAGCGACAGGGTCTTGCCCGTAGTCGTCTCTGTTGAGTAAATGGACACCACGACGGTGCCGTTACCAGCCACAGGCCCGAGGATGCCAGTCAACGCCAGCAGCACAGCGGAGCGTATCGTCTCAGAGCCCGCACGGTTGAGCATGTCCATGCCGCGAATCCACTCGTCGCGAGAGCCGTGTGGACCGATCAGATTCTCGAATGCCTTCGCTGGGCCACGCAAGCGCGTGTCGATGTTGTCGTGCTGTGCACCAAGCAGTGTCGGGCCACACATGAATGAGCCATCATCTTGCCAGCCGAAGCTCACGTAGTCCTGCCCAGTTGGTGTCTGCTGCTGCACCATCGTTAAGTAATCCATCAGAAATCCCCGTACTTTTTCTTGTTGACCAATGTTTTTGACATAAATCTGGCGGTTGAGCAAGAACGCGCTGAAGTCTTTGCCTACTGAAGCCAGCACCGACATGTCATGCGGCTTTTCTTTCCAGCCAGTCATTGGGTACTTGACCATCAGCTTGAACGCTGACTTGCCGCTCTCGTCGTCGTTGTACACACCCGTGATGTGCATCTCGTACTGACTCACGTGGTCGAACTCAATTACATCTTGCGCCACAGTGTTGCCGTTGGCATCAGTCGTCTCGGCCTCTGTCTTGATCTCGCGAAAAATCTGCCCGTTCTGCACCACGTAGCCCTTGGGCAGCGTCAGCACAACTTCTTCTCCGCTCTCTTCATCCTGCACCGTCACCTCAGTGGCTGCGGACAACTGCGCAGGGCTTGTGATCTTGCTACGGCTCGGGCATCCCTCGCAGCCCTTGGAGCACAGCTGCTCGAACTTCGCGCAGGTTGTTGGCCCTGTTCCGTTCCAGCCGTTGATCTTGTCGAGGCTGCTGTTGAGGTCGAAGTCCTTGTGCTTGCCAGCGAGCTTGATGACCGCCTCAGTTACATCGGTGCAATGCTTGGCCAGACCAAGTGAAGCACGCCAGAGGGGCTCTGGTACGTCACGACCAGCAGCATCAAGCACACCGCCGCTGGCGACAAGAGCAGCAACTTGATTACACCGCGAGGCAACTGCATCGAGGATGATGTCATTGGAGTTGAGTACGGCAGCAAGTATTGAGGACTTGGGCTTGCCTGCGCGTGGCGTGAGCGCAGTGGATGATAGTTTGGCACTCTTGCCGAACCACGGCTTGAGCGCTCCGAAGAGCGCAACTGCATCGAAGTCTGCGCTGTCCGCAACACACCTGACATCCTTCCATGGCTGCTGCTTCTTGTGGTGCGTACCAACGGGGCGGAGCACCATGGATGGGTCGTGAATCTTTGAGGTGTCAATTTCAACTCCGTGCTCTTCTAGCGCAACGCGCAGCGCTGTGGATGCTTTGACCCAGTGCGCTTTGCTGATTGGTGCAGTAAGTGGCCAGTATAGGTGAATGCCGTTACCGGACGAGATGATCATGGGTGGCGGCATACCGATCTTCGTCAGTGCCTCCTTCATCACAGTCCAGCCCTCTTTCTGAGTGGCATACGGTTTGTCTGGACCGATGTCGAGGTCAAGGGCCAATGCCTTGAACCATGTTGCGTGTTCTTGCTTGCGGTACCACTTCTGCTTGCCGTCATCGTCATAGCCGTGGCCTGCAAATGCACCCACGCCGAAGTAGACCGTGGTGTTGGGCTCTGAGTCCCACTGACTGATAGCTGCTACAGCCGCGTCGATGTCCGTAAACGAGCCCCTGTTCCAGAAAAAACCACGGGCAACTTTGCCGCTTGGGTCTGGCTTGTGAACGCTGATAACGAGTTCGTCGATCTGGGCAAAAACGCGAGTAAGAAAGTGTTTGGTATCCAAAATGTGCCCCTAGATGAAAAACCCCGGCCTAAGCCGGGGTGCCCTTAACGAGCAGTGATTCTATTACTCGTCAAACAGGCTGTCGAGCTTGGCAGCCAATTCATCCGACGCTTTTACTGGGGCAACTGTAGGCTTGGCCTTGGGCGTAGGAGCAACCACTGGTGCTGGAGCAGCAGCCTCTTCCTCGTAGGCATCATCCACAGCAGGAGCGGCGATCGCAGTCTGCGCCTTGGGAGCAGCCAGTGCTGGGCCTGCAGCAGTAGGAGCCATCTGACGAGTAGCCACTTTAACAGGGTCACTTGTCAACAGGTTGTCCACACGCTCAATGGCCTTCTCTGGCACGTAGCCCTTTTGCTTGAATGTGATCTTGGGGAAGCTGGCTGCATCATCAAAGCCCAGCTCAGTCACGACTTCTTCAGGTCCGATGCCGTAGTTGCCCAGTTCCTTGAAGTATTCGCGCAGAGCTTTCATACCGCTTACAGGAACCGTGAGGCTGTAGACTTTGGTGGGGTCAGCAGCAGCCACAACAGCGAGGTGACGCTGATCAGCGCACATCTTGGACTTGGCACCCGAGGGCAGAATCTTGGAGCCCAGCACGTTGTTGGGGCAGTCAGCGCAGGCGCTGTGCACAGGAGCGTCGATGCTTGCATCGGGCTTGAGGCCATCGTTGGACCAGCAGTCAGGGCGCACGTTCTCAGCGGACGAGTCAAAAGCCTTGGCGTAGAACACTTTGGAGACGCGGGGGTTGGCACCCACGATGATGGTGTCCAGTGTCACGCCCACGGTGGTCTCAACACCCTCTTCGTTCAGGCGATAACGACCAGCACGGATGCTGATACGCGGAATGCTCACGCCATCAGAGACGATGGCAGAAGCCACGGAGGACTTGGTGCCAGCTTGTTGGCGGGCTGCGATACGTTGGGCAATATGCGCTGGGACGTTGGCGATTAAATTACTCATGTTGTTCTCCTTAAATTGAACAAGTTTCGTGGACAGATTGTTTTTTCTGGATGTAAGCTGCATGTGCAGCTTCTTTGGTGTCGTATGTGCCTATGTGAATAGCTGCGTAATCCTTACGAATCCTCGCCTGCCATTTTCCATTGCTCCGCCGCGACACCCCGAGTAACCCAGTCTCGTTGTTTCGGCTTGCTTGCCTCTGGTTCTGGGTATTACCTGCAGCGCTAACCAGCCGCAAATTTTCAATCGCGTTGTTACTTCGATTGCCATCTATGTGGTCCACTTGCATGCCGCTTGGTATCACACCGAAGTGCATTTGCCAAACAAGCCTGTGTGTTTTGTGCTTCTTGCGCTTGAACTCGACCTGCAAGTACCCATCACTGTTTTTCGACTGGCTTGTTACTGCTCCTGCCGGACATCTTTGAGCCACGCGAACACGCCAGTACAGCACACCATCTTCATACATAAGCAGCTTGAGAAGCTCCTCCATATCAGTCCTTAGCCTGCGCTTTGCGCATGTTGAACACTTTTGTTGATGAGAAATTTACCCCGGGTGGGGGTGCGCCGTTGGCCTCGATGTAACTCTTGACCCCGGTCTTTGATGCTCGGCTCTCAACCATGTCCCAAGCATCGTGCTCTTTGCAAAAGCTGAAGAACTCTTCACGAGAACCAACTGTTGCGGTGTGATGGGTAGACCAGTAGGCCGTACCGTGCGGAGTCTTGACTGTTTCCAGTCCGTCTTCCTGTGCTTTAGCAGTCATCCAGTTTTCAAGGGCTACCAGCTTCTCTGTTAGCTTGCCCTTGGTTGATTTGTGTTCACGCTCAAGATCGTCGATCTCTTTGCGGACCTGCAGATACCGCTCTGCGGCAATGTCGTAGTTAATTTTGGGTTCCTCCGTTTCTTACTCGTCACTGTTGATGCCTTGCACCAAATTCAAAAACTCCGCCAATGTGTTTTTCTTTGCGCGGAGTCGGCGGTATAACTCTGCTTCAAAGCCGGTGGCCCAGATGTGCCACACAGTC